GTCACCGTGCGCGGCCAGATGTACGGTTCGTTGGGGTTGGTTGGGGTAAATGCCAGTATCCTCATGCCGCCCCTCCCGAGATGCGCATGGCGCGGCTGGCGACCACGTCATGCCAAATGACGTGCGGGCCTGCCGACCACACGTCATCGATGAAATCAAAATCGCTTTCATAGCGACCGCTGTACCATGCGTCGGCGTGTCGCTGCCATACGTCGCTCCTGATCACGTAACAGGCCGCGTCAATCCGGCCCATAACCGGCGGCCGCTGCCAGTGATAATCGTCGGGGAATAACGTCCCGCCGCGCTCAGTGCGCATCATGATAACGTCGGGATAATCATGGCCGTTGGCGATTGCCTTTAGTTCCTCTACCAGCGTGGGTAGCAGGCACTCATTGTCGTCATCCAATAACCACACGTATTGGCCAGCGACGGGCAACTCGGCAAGCTGCGCTTGCGCCCACGCCATGCCGCGCCCCACGTCGTCGAGGAGCACCGTGTGGCGCCAATCGTCATCGGTCTGCCGCATTAGCCCGGCCACGTTAGCCCTGAATAATTCATCGCGCGTTGGCATGTGACGTGTCACAATCTCAAGGAACACGGATAACGCCAATTCCCCACCATCCCGGATTCGCGATCCATTCGTCGCTCTCATATCGTTGGCTGATGTCATCCCACAGCGGTTTGACGCCAAAGTGGGGGCCTTCCAGAATATCGATGTCATGGAGGGCGATCAGGCCGCCGGGCCTGACAAGCGGCCGATAGGATTCAAAGTCGCGCCGCACGGCCTCATAACTATGGTCAGCATCGATAAAGACAAAATCGAAGGGCGCGTGTTCGGTGACTTGGGCGACGGTTGCCGGGGCCTGCGAGGGCGCGAGGATGACGCTCAACTTGTGGCCATATTCCTCAGCCCAGTCCTGCCACCCGCCGACATGCCCGGCCCGTTGCTGGGCATAGTCGGGATGTCCCTCGGCAGGCAGGTCAATGACCACGAACTCGCCGCCCGGCGGGGTATTGATCATCCAGTGCCATAACGTGCCCCCGGCCAGCGTCCCGATCTCCAGTACCCGACGGGGCGATAATGCCCGGTAACGGTCGAGCAATTGGGATAACTCCCATTCATCCTGATGGACTGTTACCGGGCATTTATCCATTACGCCACCAATTCATCGACGCTGGCCAGATCGTAATCACTGGCCGGGCCATAGTTGGGATTCGTCGCCACGGCAACCATACCCGCGTCGGAGCTTGCCGCTCCGACGGTCAGCACACCAGCGATGTAGCGATAGCCGTCGCTCAATTCACTGGCCTCGACACTGACAACGACCTGCTTGTCGCTGTCGGTTCCGGCCTCGGTAAGCTGGGTGATAGCCTTGCCGCTAATATCGACCGGGCTGCTGCCGTTGGACGCCTTCGATTGTTGCACCTTGAAATCCAGCGTTGCGCTGCTTCCCAGAGTACCGGCCTGCACAATGAACGCGACCCGCTCGAATTTGGACATATCAATCCAGTCCGAGGTCTGCGCTCCGGTTCCGTATGCGTCCGGGTCGATGCAGGCAACGACGGCGATTGCTTCAGTTAGTTTCTTTCCCATGATTTTCTCCTTAGTCGTTGTGGTAGACGAACGGTGAAACGGTGTAAGCCGCGCCGGGGCCAGCCAGCGTGATCGCTTTCTTCAGCCACGGTTTGCCGTCGTTGCGAGCGGTGAATCGCCATGTGCCCATGTCGTTCTTGAACGCGGCGTGTTCGCTGAATGCGATGCTCAGGGCCTGCCGTTCAAACATGACATAGGAACCCAGATCGGCCAGGATCATGTCGTTGGTCGTGGACTGATTCATATGCTCGCTGAAGATGATCGGATAACCCAGCAGCGTGGCCGGTTGCCCTTGCGCCAGATTCGCCGCCCATACGACCGGCGAGTTGGCGGCAACCGCCAGAACACCGATTTGCGGCATCAACGACGTATGAGCAATCCAGACCGGTTGCCCATTTGAGATGTTCCGAAATCGCGCAAACATCGCCAGCGCGTCTTCATAAGCGAACGTGTCATTGGTCTTTGTAGGCACGCCGATGGTGCAATCGGCATTCATGATACCGAGTGGCTCGCCAACGCCGTCGCCAAACAGGATATTGCGCTCGTTCTTGGCGGCGATGGTGATACCAAACAGCGACCGCAACAGAGCGTCGATAGATTGCGGCGAATCGGCGACCAGTTCGTTGGTCACCTCGACGAATCCGCCAACTTTGTTAATCCGGTATTCCAGATTCGTGAACGCCGGTTGCGTCTCGTCCAGCTGCGCTCCCTCGCCCTTTTTGGTCGCCTTCACACCGGCGGCAAATGCCGTCTGGCCACTGCCGGCAGTCGGAGCGACGAATTGATCCAGCGCGGGATAGACGCCCGCATCGGTCGAAACCGGCTGCTTGCGGACGCGTGAGTAAATCGGTGATTGCTCGGCCGCAACGCGCAGGAGTTCGTTATGAAACTCGGTCGGGACAAGGTACCCGCCGGTGGCGCCCGCGCCCTCGGCCAGGTCTTTCTGCGAACGATAAACCTCGCCGAGTCGTTTGACATCCTTGCGCTGGACGGCCAACAACCAGTCGCCAAACGATTTATGACCGGGGTCATTCGTGCCGCCCATGTTGGTCACATATCCGGCCGCCTCAGCCGCCGGCGCGCTTTCAAGCGCTTTCAGGATTTTGTTGACGCTCTCGCTCAGTCCGTCGATTCGCTCGTCAATCGCGGCGATGTCCGGCTGGGTTGGCGTCACGTTTTCTTCTGTCATGTCACTCTCCATTATGGTGATTGTGGATTTAGACGCCGCGCCCGATCCGGCTGTGCTATCGTCTGCGGGTGTACCGGCCGCCTCTGCGATATACACCTCTAGCGCGGGGTTGTCCGCCGCCAGCGTCTTTAATCGTTCAACCCCTACCGTGCGAGGTTCCGCCGGGGTCAGGGTGATTGATTCCTCGATAATGGGCCAGCGGGTGATTGTTTTCCCGTCACGCCGGGCCAGATGCCCGACCGTGCCACTGGACAGTCCCGCTTTGCCCGTGCCGACCATTGCCTCAACGATGGGCCAATATTGGTCGGCCTTTTCAAACTGTAATTCCATATACAAACCGACATCGTCCGGTGTTACCGAAATAACATGCCCTACCGACCGGTCAATCCCGGCCAGTTTGTAACGTTTGCCATCGACCTCCACGACCGTCGCCTCGCTATGGTCGATGTAAACCGGCTTGACCGGCACGAGGTCGAGCATGTAATCAGTGTCGGCAGTGAAACGTTCGCCTTCCAGATCGCTGCCACCGAAAATGACGCCATAGCCGCCTATCACGGCTATCGCGTCATCCTGTCGCAACAGTTTCAGTTCATTCATAGCCACCTCAAAACAAAAACCGGACGCGGTGACAACCTGAGTTGTCGCCGCGCCCGGTGCAATAGCAGGGGGCTATATCCAATAGTGTATTACAAACAATCGCCAATTGTCAATGCGGTCGCCGTCGTTCGGGGATCGACTGGTCGAGGCCCAGCAGTTTCTCGATGTTGCGCAGTTCGGTGATCAATGCCCGGCGACGCCCCATCAGGTACTCGCGCAACCGCTGGGTGTTGTCCCCATCGACGTCGTCGTTCTTCATTCCCGTAATATAAACCGGCCTGAATTCTGGCTCTTCCATTCTCATTTTATCACCGCCTTGACCTTGCCATCAAAGAATCCTGTCACTGTCTCGCCCTCCTCTTCGGCGATTGTCGCGTCGGTTTTCCAGCCGTTGCGAGCATGAAACGACGCCTGCCGTTCGCCGTCCTGCACGTAAGGGCCATAGCTGACATTTGTCCCAACGAGGCCGCGCTTGCCGTTATCCTCGACCTCGGTTGTCCAGCTTCGCCCCAACGTCTCGGACGTTGGGAATGCCTTGCCGGTGACGGTTTTCGTTCCATACCCACGTTCATACCATGAGTAACCGTTGCGTCCCGGCGGGGAATTGGCCGCCGTTGCCGGTGGGTACTCGGCGATCCTGTTATGCAAGTGCGCCACCGCCTTCGTCATCGGCTCATACCAGCAACGGGGGTGTGTCAACTCCCGGAACATCGCCTCGATTCTGTCCAGTCCGCGTATTGTTGCGGCCATGTTACTACACCACCTTCGGCACTATCCAGCACCGGCATTTCGTATGAAATGGGGGGTCACCGTCGGGGTCGTCGAGAGCGTATACCCGGTTGGATTTCCCGCCGCAAATTGGACAAACCTTTTCGTCGTTGTTGGTTCTGACCTGTTTCTCAGACACAACGCCGCTGGCCCGCCATGCCTCTACGTTTCCTCTGGCATATGCCCGGGTCACCTCAGTAACGGCGATAGCCCGGGCGCGTTCTGGGCTGTAATGGTAGCCATTACGAATGACGTTTATCAGTTGACCGATCGTCTGGCCGCCGGTCAGGATGTATTGAGAAACGGCGATTTGTATTCGCTCCGATGTTAACCGCAACATCATCCCAGCCAGATTCTGACCAAACGTCAACGCCCATTCTGCGGCCGCCGTGTTGGCCAAATCCCACGCCCCAAATTCAATAGGCGACGCCTTGCGAACGCCAAAAATGGCACCCTCAATCTGCGAGCGCCCGTGCCCTACCCCCGCATGCGCCACTGTAGTTAACGCGGATATAACCGCGTCCTGAAACGGCAGAACAACGGCCGGGTCTAACAATCGCGTCGGCATATCGCGCACGTTATCGTCGGTTATTCCCCGTTCAACGTCACGACGCAGTTGTGACAACGCGCGGATCATGCTGTCCTCGAACTCCCGTTCGTATCGCCGCATCTGGCGGCCGTCGGGGTCAAGCGGATCATGGATAGCCTTGCCAGTCGCGAAAGGGGGCATCGCTGGCACTGCCACCCCCAACAAGGCCAGCTTGTCCTCGCGCGATAACAGGTCGCTATCAAAATCGTCCACGTCGGGCGACCTGCGCCGTTTAGCCCAGCGGGTGAATCGCCGCCGTTCTGCCTCGAGGTCACTATCAGGCAGTGGCTGAGGCTGGGGCTGAATCGATACCGTCGCCGATTCAGCGACGGCGCGTAACGGAACATCCTGCGGTAAATCGTAGCCCAGAATGCGAACGGCAACCTCCAGCGACATCCCCGCGCGTACCAGTGCCTCGAGCGATGCCGCACGTTGCGCCTCGTCATCCTGCATAATGGCCAGCGACTCAGGCTGAAAATCGAATTGCAGCCCCATCGGGGAAAATATCTGTCGGTTTAATTCTGCGCCAATCCAGCGCGTTTCCGGGATCATCGTGTCGGTGACAAATGACCGTGCGTCCTGATTCGCCGTGGCGAAGTTGGCGGCGTTGGCGGTGACCTTGCTGTGTGGCACGCCCAGCGCCGTGGCGATGGCCTCGCGCTGTTCGGTCGTTAGCGACGTGTTCTGCAAATCCTGCAATCCCTCGCCCACGACAATTGGCCGAAAATCGCCCGTAGCCATTTCGGTGACGTTGGCATTTTTGATACCACCCGTCGCCCGTCGCCACCACTCCAGCACGCGGCTGCGTTCGTCGTCGCTGGTTTTCTGTGGCCCTGTGGTCAAGCCCGGTGTGGGCATTTTGGTCAACAATGTGGCCTTGATTAATCCACGAGCGAAGTAACTGGCGAGGAATTCATCCATATTGGACAATATTCCGGCCGCCTGTAGTGCGGCCTTGCCGGGAAAATGTTCCGCCGGGCCAATCTCTACGAACGGGTCAGGAACCCACAGATAGACAATATCATCGAGTTCAAAACGCTTCTCCACACCGTCGCCCAGCGTGCGGGTGAAATGGGTCAGGCCGTCGCGTTCGTTGATTTCAGGCCGCACAGACAACGGATGAAGCCAGCGCAAGCCCAGCGTCTTTACGCGATTACGTTCCCGGAACCAATACGCCCGGCCGGTCAACGTCACCGCCGCCTCGGTTCTGTACAACAAATCCGGCAGCGTCTCCATCCATTGAAAATCGGGCGTTATGCCGTCATCACTGGTCAGCAGAACGGTTTCGCCCCGTTTGATTGTCCACGGCATTGTGGCCAGCGACGACGCGCGTATGTCGACGCAGCGATGAAGCCAGCCGACGAGACCATATAACGTAGACGCGCGGGTGTCCTTGCCGCCGCCGGTGACAATCGTCCACGCCTCCTCAGGGAGGTCATCGAGCGTCACGGCCTTGTAGCCTGTAAATAACCGGGTACCTGTCATTTTGTCACTCCTTGCCTCCCTATAACGTTTGACGTACTCCCCCCGCTAAAGCAGGGGGGATTCTTGGGGTCAGACAGAGAGAGCGTGCAAATACTCACGTCTTACATCTCGTAAAAAATCGGTTCGTAACTAACCGCCCCATACCACGCCATTGCCAACGCCATGACGGTATCATCATGCATGCCGGACGGCGCCCCGTAACGCATCAGCCCGGACGGCGACCGATCCATCTCATAACTCTGCAACTCGTTGATCAGGGTCGGATCGGGCAATATCGCCAGCGCGCCCTGCTCAAACGCCAATGCCAGCGCGTCGATGATCGCCGCCTTCGTGGCGTTGGTGGTCGTAAATCCCTCAACCGGCAGACCATCACGCATCAACTGCTCCACCATCGGCTGGCCCATTGCGTTCATCTCAGCAATAACACGCTCCGGCCTGAATCGTTCGTATGCCGCCAACACGCGGCCGCGCTGGACGGCGTAGTCGATCTGATTGAATCGGTCGAGGTGCACAAGCTGGTTCGACGTCGCGTCAACAATGGCCAGCACGGTGAAATCCTGCGACCGCGCCCAGTCGATGCCCATGATGTACTGATGGCCCGGCACGGCGCTATCTTGCGGCGTTGCGGTTGCGGCCTCCATGATGCGGCGAAAGACCGAACCGATCTCTTCATGGAATATGCCGAGGATTTCCTGCTCAAACACTCGTTGCGGCATTTGTCGCCACATCTGAACGATTTCAGAGAACGGAACATACGGATTTTCCAGCGGGTGTGGGCAATGCATTAACTCGCCATCGACTATTTTCGCGCCGCGTGTCGGTATCTGCCACGCCATGTAGTCATCATGATCCTGCGCCTTCGCAAACTCATTATAGAACCAGTTGCGGCCCTTCGGCGTGCCAATGCCCCACGCCCAGCCGCCGGTGTCTATCAACATCGGCCGCAACACCTCCAGCCATGCATCGCCCTTGATGAACGCGGCCTCATCCATGACAACGCCGTCGGCTGTGTAGCCGCGCACGTTATCCGGGTTGTCCAGACTGCGAAAAATAATCGTGCCGCCCGTTTGGGGTATTTCAACCATCATGCGCGAGAGGTTGAACACGGCGACGTTGCCGATTGCCCGCTTCACCTCCGCCATGCCGATACGAACCTGATCATACGTCGGCGCACCCCACACATACGTGCCACCACGCAACGCGGCCTCTACCACAATCGACATGGCCAACGTCGTCTTTCGCCAACGTCGCCCCGCGCTCAGCCAATTGAATCGCCGCGCCTGAGACAGTACCGCTCGCTGTCCCGGGTGGGGATACGGTAGACGGATCGCCGGCTTACTGGATGTCGGTATGACGCCAATCATTGACGTATTCCACGCGCAACGCGCCGCCGTCCCTGCCGGTTAGTTCGCTGCGTTCGCTCCAGCCGCGCTCCTTCGCTATCGGATGCGCTTTCAAAATGAATATCTGCGCCGTGACGTTGCCCTCAAGCGCATTGTTGTATAACGCCGATTCAACCTCGTCTACAAACGTTTGCCGCGCGTCGTTCAACGCATCGGCCAACTGCCGGCTTTCGGATATGCGTTTGTAAATGGTGACACGGGAAACGCCGAGATGCCGCGCAATCGCGGCGATGTTGCCGTTGTGTAACTCTATCAACGGGAGGACTTCATTGATGCTGGCCTTTTTCATAGCGTAAAATTGTAAGCAGACAGAGGCCTGCTTACATTCCCTCTCATCCCAGTATACCACACCGTGTCAAGGGTCAGAACGGCAACCCATTCGCCTGCCCTCCCAGCTTCTTCTCCCACATCGTCCGCCGTCTGTTG